CTCAGCGATTACTGGTTGTAATCCTGTTCCGTTAACCTTGACCCATACAGAACCAGTTGTTGCTGGAGACGCTTGTCCTGCTGACCATAATGGCTGTTCAGCAGATGTTCCGTAGAATGCTCTTGGTTGAAATCCAGTTGTTGTTGTTCCACTAAATCCTAAATCTGTAAAGATAGTTCCAGTTGCTCCATTCAATCTAATGTAGAATGGTGTTGCTGGTGAACCTTGATCTCCGCCTGTTTGTGCTGAGTAGATTTCAAGTTTGTTATTAACAACTGCCGCTGATACCCAACCCCAATTTAGAGCATTAATATCTGCCGCTAATTGAGTTACTGTATTATTCGGTGATGCCGCTACTACAAGAGTAGTGACGTTTGTTCCGTTAACAACTAAATTAATAGTATCACCTTCAGTCAATGTAGGACTAGCTGTAGGTGTTGTTATTGTTGGCCATGCCTGCATCCATGCAGTAGAATCTAGACCTACCCAAGTATTAAAACGATTTTTGTACCAATATGTTGGTGCTTGAGTTGCATTAGGATCTCTATAATTAGGAATCGCAACAACTGCATAGTCACCGATAGCTCCTACTGATGACAGAGGTGTACCAACTGATACTTGAGCCGCCAAAGTAATAACGATTGGTGTTTTAGCAGTAAATGCTCCTGTAGTTGCATTAAATTCGTTAATTCCCCATGTAGAAGTAGTTGCATCTAACCAGAAAGAACCGTCTGTTGGTGCTCCTGTTGGTCTAGTTGTTTTTCCTACTAAACTTGCTAGATCGATATCTGCTCTAAGAACAAAAACCTGATTACTAATACCAAGTGAAGAATAAGCCGCTAGTAATCCATATTCATTTAATTCATAGCCTTGTAACGGAGTACCGTTAGATGCTGTGTAAAAGAATGGGTTACCATATAAAGTAACAAGATCACGTTGTGATGTGATTCTGTATAGTTTACCTGCATTCGCCGCTGTGGTAGCCGCCGCTGTTGCAGTTGATGTTGGATCCGCTTTGTCTTGTGCTGTTGCTAACAAGAAGAACGGGATTGATGCTGTTGCGCCTGGTAAGTATTGACTTTCGTCTACTACGCTTACTTCTACGCCTGGTGATGTTAGTGCCATAATATTATTCCTTTTGTATGATTTTGAGGGTTACACCCTGATTGTTTTTTCATAGTATTATTTATCATGTATTACAAAAAACAAAGGATTAAGATACCTTCGAAGGTATTTTATAAATACTAATATGAGTATACCTAGACCAATATGTAAAATCTGTAACAGAAAAGTCTGTGCCGTGAACTATATTAAGAAAGGTAAACATCATTACAGAAGTATGTGCGATCAGTGTGGCAAAGTAAACCAGACTAGAAAGCCTATATATCTTTGGCAGAAAGCAGGGTATGAAAAAGATAAAATATGTTTTCTATGTGGTTTTAATAGTTTATACTCTACACAAATGATTGTATATCATATAGATGGAAAACCTCAAAACGTAGACTTTAAAAATTTAAGAACAGTCTGTTTAAATTGTATTGAGGTCGTAAAGAAAAAAGAAATTGTTTGGGTAAGAGGTGACTTAACTGTTGACTATTAATTCCATGTGCTTATGTAGGTCATCAATTGTGCTGTTGTTATCGATTGTATGATCGTAGTCTAAACCTACACTACTATATTCACTAGCATGTACACCACGTTCAGTTAGTCGTGCAAGTGCTTGTGGGTTTTTATAGTAATTGTAATCGACTGCATCAGTTAACCATTCAGGATCTTGTCCTCGATTTACTCTGATAGTTGTTCCACCTGCGTTTTTAATAGCATCAACTTCATTTTTAAATCTACAATCAGTAATAACAACATTATCTTTTATTTGTCGTAATTGATTTTCGATTGATGATACCCAGATGTCATTATGAAATGAACGTCTACCGACTTCAGTTCCCCAATACTGCAAGACCCAACGAGGAGTTAAGTGAGGCATGTTTAATCGTTTTGCCCACCACTCATCAACTTCTTCCCGCCACTCTCTGCTAGATTGAGTAGTGCCTTCTAGCATTTCTCTATCCCAACCAAAGATAGCAGATACACAGTCCTTTAATGGGCCTGCATAACTTAGTTTTTTAAAGCCATGAAATCGAATAAGATAATCTGCGGCTGTGTCTTTGCCACTGCTGATAAGTCCCGTAACACCTATAATCATCTGATATTCCTCTAGTTATATAGTCGTATTATATACTATATCAGAGGAGAAGTCAAGTGTTTTTGGTAAATTAATTAACCTTGTACCCAAGTAAGAGGTTGTGAGTAATCTACATAATCTCTGAGGTCTTTGAGGCATTGTTCTTGTCCAGCTTTACCTTCTGCCTTCATTGCCGCTCCGTTTAGAGCAGTACCACCAGAAGGACCTGCGATAGTTGAGAATTTCTCACGTGCTTGTCCGATAGATATAGTCACTGTTGCTAATACAAAGTCTTCCATCCAAGGTGAAATGCCAGGATCCTGTAAGAGAGTTGTTTCTGGACGTGTTACATCTGCCCAGATAAGAATTTGTTCACCAGAGCCTTTAAAGTCTCTGACAAATCTAATTGTTTTAGTTACAGGATCGAATGTGTAGATAACATAACCACCAAACATTCTAGCGGCAAGTTCTACATAACCTGCATAGAAGTCATATGTTGCTAGTCCACCTGCATAGTTGTAGTTCAACAAGTAAGTGTTTAAGATAGCAGATGAGAATGGATCGAATGATGATGCACCTGGACCTGTTTCAAGGCCAATCGTTCTTCTAAAACATTGTCTCACATTAATGAATTCAGTTGGTAGTGTATAAGTATCTTGGTTCTTATCAACAGTTAACAATGTATAGGATTCTTGTACTGAGTTTTCTGCACGTTGTCTGTAAGTTTTGATTGCATAGTTATATGCGGCTTCATAATGTTCTGGATCTAATTCTAAATCGACAATGCCATCACCAAGCCTATACCGGATGTTGTCGAACATTGATTCTTTCAGTTGCTCAAGGTTCTGATTATTGGGTACTGATAATTCGTTTGCGGCCATGTGATAAAATTCCTATTTCTAGTATTTATCAGTCTAAATGTTTTTCTGTTTAATATAATTATGTAAATCAGTGGCTCTGGCCAAATGTGCGTCTGCTCCATGATGACCATACGTAGCCAATGGATTAGTCATTCCAGCATTATTATATTTTTCAAAAAACCCTTGGGTGTTATCTCTATACTTATAATAATGAAGTGTATCTAGTTTTTCTAAATAAGGTTTTAGATGTCTCATGTTGTGATTGTGAAATGCAATACCAGAATTAGTCATAAGATATCTAATATCATCTTGTGTTTGTAAAAAGTATTGTATAGACAAAGCATCTTTGGCAGTTAGTATTTCTGTATAAATTTCAGAGTACACTAAAAATCTTTGTGTTGTTACAAAAGGTTCTTTTTCAGATGTTGTAACTGTATGCGGATCTGTCATTGAATTAACTTGCATATAATCTTGCATCGTTGGGTCTGCCCAATCAGCACATGTATCTTGGTTGCTATCCCATACATGGGGAAGAGGAGCCTCTAGTCTGCAACTTTCTGCCCAATTAATTAATACAAAAATATTGTTGTTCTTGTTTTCTACGATTTTTTTGTTCAGTGTAAACCAATTGAGTACACTACGATGTATTGCACTATTAGAGGAACCATTTCTTGCAATGTTAATAGGCTGATGATCCATCATACCTGCTAGAACATTACCAAAACTTGCTTTACGATTCTCTGGACTAGATAAGTTACCATCAATCTCCGACCCTGCGGCGTGACTACACCCCGCAATCAACATATAGTTTGCCATGTATTTAGAACGCCTTTAAAATAATCATTTGATCGTTGAAACGACCTTTTGGTTTGACTCCGACTGCTTTGATATCATCAAAGTATTTACGTGCCGCGGGTTTACTGCCCATAATTTCTTTTATTTGATCTTTAGGTTTACGCAATGTTTTGATTGCACTTTTAGATTTGTCAAATCCATATAAAGTATTACCTTTAACAAACATTTCCCCACTCATATCGTCTGCAATATAGTGATGCAGTTTACGTTTTTGTGTATCATAACACCATGCTTCTTTAGACAAGTGCAGTTCTGCTGGGCGAATGCTTTCTAGTTTTAGTTTTGTTGTTTCGCACTCAAAACGTTTTTGATACTTTAACTTTTGTGTTGCTTTCTCCGGAGAGATCGGTTTAGTCTTACGTTTAGCCCTAGATGCAATCTTAAGACTAGCATAAGAGTTTAGTACACTAATGATAGTATCATATGCAAGTATAGTTTGCTTCAGTTTCTTTTTACTAAAATGATCATAGGCTTCTACTAACTGTTCATCTTTCCCTTCAATTACTTCCTTGAATTCTTTCTGTTCTTTCTCATAACTTTCTATTAATTGAGGAACATGATTTGCTAATGGATTGTATGTGTTTAAGATTTTCATAATCCGAGCATTAAACTTAGGATCGATTTTTATTTCGTCTTCAAAGAATTGATCCATTATACCGTCGATCTCTCCACCGGCTTCCATCAATTTTTCTCGCATGATATCTTGTATCGAAGGACGATTAGGTTTGTCTTTTGCTTTGTCTTCTTTTACTTGAGCAATCAAGTTACCTTTTTCTATCCACTCATATTTGCTTTTTGCAATATGGTCAGTATGTGCTTGAGGCATATACCCAACTTTATCACAAAACCAAACTGAACTTGAAAGAGAATTGAAGTTCCAATCTGGATTTCGCAGAATAACTTCTATGTCTTCAGCAGGCCAGCCAGATTCTATTTTGATCCATGTTTTACAACGCATCAATCTTTTCTTGTCACCGATCTCAGTTCGGATAAAGTATTGAGCATCTTGGAACGCCCTCTCTTGACCAGAGGCGTCGGTGATTCCTTTATACTTTTCCCACTTAGGTTCGGGTGTTAGATAAACTGTCTTTTGTTTTCTCCGAGCCACTTCATCTCCTTATTGATTAATGTTCTTACTTAGTGTTAGCATTATACATTAAATATTTTTTAGTATCAACCTTTTATTTACCCAAATTCTCTGGGTAATTCTATTAAGATAAATATATATATGCCAAGACTAAGTTTATACCGGGAACAGAAACAGAACGATTATCGTTTCTTAGACAGAAATATCTCTGAGCAATTGACTGTGGGTGGTACTGATTTATATATCCATAAATATGCAGGACCATTAGATCAAGGACCTTCAACAGATTTTACACAGCCTCAATACGATGCGATGGAGCCAACAAACATACAAGACTTGCTGTTCTTAGAGAACAGAGATCGAAAGTATGAGAAGGATATATATCGATTACGTGGTCATTACTCTGTACAAAACTTAGACTTTGATCTCAGTCAATTCGGTTTATTCTTAAGTAATGACACTATTTTCATCAATGTACATTATAATGACATGATGGACATCTTAGGCAGAAAAATGATGGTAGGTGATGTGATCGAATTACCCCACTTGCTTGATTACGATCCATTAAACGATGATGCAACTTTATTCCCCACAGCACTAAAAAGATTTTATCAAGTTACAGATGCTAACTTTGGAAGTGAAGGCTTTGCAATTGATTGGTACCCTCATCTATGGCGTATCAAATGTGAGAAGTTAGTAGATAGCCAAGAGTTTCAGGATATCTTACGTGCTCCAGATGATATAGATAATTATTTAGGAGACTGGGACAAGAACAAAACTTACCCTGCAGGGTATGTAATGACATTTGGTGACAAGAACTATCTTTCATTACAAGACGTACCTGTAGGAACTAAACCCAATGCAACTAATCCAGATCTTTATTGGGTACTAGATACAGGCAGAACTTTAAAAGATGTATTAGGTCGTTACAATGAAAACATTAGAATCAATGATGCTAACTTAAAAGAAGCGGCACGTATTGTACCTAAAGCAGGTTACGATACATCAGACTTATATGTTGTTCCTGGTTACGGTATATATGAAGCAAACAATGTATTATCAAACAAATTAAATCAGCCGGCACCCCCAACAGATGTTCGTGCATGGATGCCTGGCAACAGTGCATTAAGTGCAACCGGTGAAGTCATTACAATGAAAAGTGACAAATACAAAAATGAATCTACGGGTATTAGAATACCTAAAGAAGTCATGGAAGTAATGCAAATCAAACATGGAGAGCAAGGAATAGATTTAGATGCAATGATAGAAAAGTTTGTACAAGCGACTTTATCAATAGCAGTTGAATCTCCAGAAATGTCTCCTACAGGATCTGGTTCAGGGGCAGTAGAAGGAACAAAACTTCTCACAGTTAATATATCAGGGCCTGTTGTAGGTCCATACGGTACTGCTGATAACACTTACGCAACAGCAGACCAAGATCCAGTAGCACCAGGGTTCACAGGTACGGAACCATATGGTCCGAATACAATGGACTATCGTGCTGACTGTGATCCTAGATTTCAATTCATTGCACGTGCAACTCCAAGAGACTTTGGTTATACAACAGGTTACTTAAGTGGAGATGGTACTCCACCTAATGGTCTACCTTCAGGAGCAGGAATATCATTCCCGTCATCACCGCAAGTGGGAGACTACTTCTTGCGAATAGACTATACACCAAATGTTTTATATCGTTGGTCAGGTACTCTTTGGTTAAGAGTTAGTGAAGATGTCAGAACAACAACAGGCTATACTGCCGCTGATACTTCGCAACTTTCAGGTTTTATTAATAACGAGGCGAATATTTTTGTAAATAACGATGGAGCAAATGTATCATCTGCTCAACCTCTAAGTTCTCTATTAAACATAGCACCAGATGCTAATCCACCAAGTGACGGGACATAATGGCACAATATTTTTACGATAATCAGATAAGAAGATTTTTATTACAGTTTGCTAAAATTTTTAGTAATTGGTATGTAACTCAAGGAAATGATCCTAACGGCAATCCTATATTAGTTAGAGTACCAATTCAATACGGTGACTCTAGTAGACAAGCCGCAACTATTATTGCGAACAACTCGGCATCCAACCTGCCCTCTGCACCTTTGATGACGTATTTTATTAACGGTTTAGAGTATGATCAGAAACGTACACAAGAGCCTTACTTTGTAGAGAAACAAAACATACGTCAAAGAAAATATGATTCTGGCTCACAGAATTACGGTGACGAACAGGGACAAGCATTTACTGTTGAGAAGTTGATGCCAGTACCATATACACTTCGATTACAAGTTGATTTTTGGACAACTAACTATCAGCAAAAATTAGAATTGATTGAGCAATTAGGAACATTGTTTAATCCTTCATTAGAAATTCAAAGTACAGATAATTTTGTAGACTGGACATCATTAACAATTGTATATCAGGATGGTTTAACATTCTCATCTCGTACTATTCCACAAGGAACCGGTAATCCAATTGATGTCATGTCATGGAAGTTCTACTTACCCATGTGGATTACTACATCTTCTAAACTTAAAAAGTATGGTGTTATTAATAAAGTTATCGCATCTATTTTTGATGGGAAAACATTACAAGATATGTCTGATGATGACTTGCTAATGGGAACAAGACAAAAGATTTCTCCATACGGATATCAAGTATTGTTTATAGGTAACTCATTACAATTGTTACCCCAAGATATACCTGAACAGCCATCTAATTTAACATTAGATAAACCAGTCAATCCAGATACTGATTTGTTTTGGACATCAATCTTAAATATGTATGGTGCTTATCGCCCTGGTATCTCACAGATTTGGTTAGACAATCCATATATGGAGACTGAGATTGTAGGAACAATAGTAGTTGATCCACTTGATGATCGTTATTTAATTTTTCAAGTTGACATAGATACTTTACCACAAAATACTTTAGAGCCAGTTAACTCAGTTATTAATCCACAAATTACAGGGCCCAACTCAGGCTTGCCCGGACCTGTTCCTAATGTCAGATATTTGTTAGTGAGTAACATTGCATCTGATACTGCATCATGGGGTACAATTATAGGAAGTCAGACAGGTAAATCAACTGCACCTGAATCGCAGGTTGCTACTACTCTAGCTCCAAATGTAAAATATCAAATTGCAACTTTAGGTACAACAGACTTTAGAAACTATGGCGCCGCAACTAATACTATCGGCACTCAATTTACAATGAACAATGTACAGCCAGAAGGCACCGGAACTGCATACACTGTAGTTGAAGCAGGTGCTAATGATATCTTACAATTTAATTCAGATATTATGACTTGGTTTGTTGCATTTGATGCGAGTATAAATTCCACATCGACTGCTTTAGAGTATCTTATTAATCTAACAACAGAAATTCAATATCGTTGGGCTGATACTCCCGCAGACTCTGTGCAACCCGGATTGCCTGCTCAATGGATGAAGTCATATGAAGGTTATTATAACGAAGGTGATTACAGTATAGTTATTTAAGGGCAACCCAGTCACTTACTAAATAACTGTATGATCATTATTAATCAATCTGCTGGTATTTTCTTTTACAGTAAATCAACTGCAAGATCACTTTATCTATTAAGAAACGAATCTAAAAATCCTACATGGTCTATCCCAGGCGGTAAGATTGAAAAGAACGAAACATTATTAACCGGCTTAAAAAGAGAATGCCAAGAAGAAATTGCATATTGGAAAGATGATTTGAAATTAGTTCCTGTTCAAAAATTTGTCAACGGAACATTCGCATATCATACATTCTTCTGTGAAGTAGAAGAAGAATTTTCACCACTTCTTAATAACGAACATTGTGGGTATGCTTGGGTAGGAGATGATCGCTATCCCAAACCTCTTCACCCCGGATTATTTTCTACAATTAGCCTAGATAATGTCGCAGAAAAGTTAGCAAGTCTTAAGAAGTTATGATCACTGTCATTGCTGTTGACGGGGCATTGGGAGAGATAGTAGCAGATATATTAAATGCTAATGACATTCCTGCTTCATATATGTCTTCTCCCGCACTTCGCATTACTGATAAAATTGTTTTTGTTACATATGGATTCGAAGGATTTCCATTCGTAATGACAAAACGATGGCTTGCATATAATGAAGAAGCATTTAATGATTGGAAACAACATTGGTTGGGCAGAATAGAAATTAACGATAGAGCAGATGTTACTCCTGAAGAATGGAAACATCATGTAACTAAAAGTTTAAAACATGTTGGCGTTTATTATCCTTATAATGGTATTCTGTCTACATTACTAGATGAAAACTCCGCACATGATTTAACTTACTGTGAGATAGAGTTAGATGCTCTCTTACATCGCCGCAGAGACGTTCTAAGAGACCTCAGTAGTTTTACTAATGCGAATATAGTCTTTGACTCAATTGATGATGTCGTTGATTCTACGCAGTCTGACGTACTACCCTGGATTTAACCCAAAAAGAAAGGGTGACTAGCACCCCTTCTTAACTTTTATATTACTTTAATGAGACATCCAAAATTCTATTAATGAATATCCTACAGAACCTAATACTAAACCTGCACCCATAAGCATCCATCTCCAACGTTCCAGGGCTGTAATCTTAACAGCCATTTCATCGTGTGATGATTGATTAGATTTATTAAAATCAATCAGCATCTTATGAGTTGACGCATTACCTTCTTTTATCAAATCAGAATTAACTCTAATGTCTGCTTTGACGTCCTCAAGGGCAGTATCGAACTTAGTGTCGAGGTTTTTAAACTCGACTTTAAGTACAGCAATGTCAGTATCGTACTGTTGTAATTGCTTTTGTGCGTTACTTTGTGCCATTATCTGCTATGCCTCAATTATGCTGAAGGAAGTTTGATAACTGGTTTCACTGAACCAGCTAGTGGCGTACCAGCAATTGTTTCAAATGTTGCCTGCATTCCAGTCTGAGTAGCCTTAGTTAGAGGTGAACCACTATCATCATCGAATGGTAAACCATTAACATCAGATATAGACTCAATGTAAGTAGTCGCCGCATTAGTGTATGTGCCTTGTATGCTCATCTCACCAGCAAGTAAATCTGCTTGTGCTTTTTTAACTAAAGTACAAATACCTTGTCTTGTTTCTGGTCCGTTGCTTACTAAGTATTTTCTCTTACCTTTTTGACGTAAGATGTAAACTGCTTCATCAGCGGCTCCTTGAATCCCAGAATAGGCTGATTTAGTAAATGTTGATACTGCGCCTAATGTTAATTTTTCAATGTTAGCAGTTGATACAACAGTTGTTGTTGTCAATGCTAATGCTGTTCCACCTAATGTTGCT